ATTAACGTCTTTAGGTCATGGAACGTATGGTACGACTTTATTCAAGGGGTCGAAAGCGGTAATTCCGGCAGGGTCAGGACCGTTCATTTCTTTGATCGCTACGGGTGGTCAAGGCGATGAAGGTACTCACAACCTTTCTCGGTTTACGGTAGCCTATGAACGTCCAACGGTTCAAGTTGTAGTTCGAGGGGAACTACCGGTCGTAGCCGAAGCCAAGGCTTATGCCGTTCATTCGGATCTTGACTTTCGAGATGAATTTGTCAACGGCACGTGGTGGAGGTCGTGCGCTCCAAGACAGGAAGTTTTTGAGTTGGGCGTGGACGACAAGCAACGAATGCGATTTGCGTTTAATCTGGAGATTGTCAAACGGCTTTCGCCAGCAACAAGTTAGGAGATTAGATCATGCCAGCAACAGTTACGTCTCGTTTGTCGATTGCTTTCAATTCGATTCTTGCCAATGCCCTTGGTTTGGCGTCGGGTCAAGCAGTCATTGATCAGAATTCGGTTTTCTCGCTGGCGTCAGGCACCGGCGCGAATCAATGCGATCGTGTCTACTCCGAACGTGCGAAATCCATTTCGGCAGCATATGACCTTGATGTATCGGGTTCGTTGCTCGATGCGTTCGGTGCCGCGTTCATTCTCGCGCGTGTGAAAGTATTGGTTGTTATGGCTGACGCATCCAATACCGGTAACGTTATTGTTGGTGGTGACGCCAATGCATTGTTGTTCGGATTCGGTGCTGCGGCTCATACCATCGCTGTGAAACCGGGTGGTGCACTCGTGTTGTTTGCCCCGGATGCGACGGGTTGGCCCGTTACAGCGGGTACGGGAGATATCTTGCAATTCGCGCCGTCCACAGGCACGCAGGTATTCGATTTTGCCGTCGCTGGATGCTCGGTGTAGTTTCAATTTTTCCAGAGGAGAACGTTCATGTCGAATGCAGTTACTACAACGGGAATCGCAATCCGACGGGCACCATTCGCAACACCGACGGTGTTTGTGACGATTGGAGAGCTCACTGAACTTGATCCGGGTGGAATGTCTCGTAATAAGATTGAGACGTCGACCCACAACGACGGTTCTGAGTCCCATGTGCTCGGGATTCTTCGGCAGGCCGACCCTACGATGAAGATCAATTACGTGGCGTCGGATGCAACGCACATTCTCATTTTGTCGGACATTGCCAACAACATGAAGAATGCGTGGCAGATTTTGTTCCCGTCTGGCAAGACAAGAACCGGATTTGCGTACATCCAGATGTTCAAGTTTGACGCGGCCCCTGTTGACGGCAAGCAGGGAGCTTCGTTGGCCTTGACGTGGGCTGGCGTCGTCACCGAAGCGTAAATTCGTTAACCCTTAGAAGAAGGACACCACCATGTCAACGAAGAAATTTCTGTCGGCGGCGGATGTCGAGTCCGCCGTCGATGCGAAATACGACGAAGTTGAAATTCCGGAATGGGGCGGAACTCTCCGTCTGAAAAGTCTGACCGCCGGTCAGGCAATGAAGCAACGTGCTGATCTGGTAAAGTACCCGGATGACGGCATGTGTGTCATCTTGATCTATAGTGCGGTCAACGAGAACGACGAATACATCTATTCGATGGATCGCAAGGACGAAGACAAGGACAGCCCGACCTTCGACGTTCCGCTCGATCTGATCATGCTTCGGAAGAAGAGCATGAAGGTGTTGGATCGTATTCAACGTGTGTGCGTTGCATTGAACAAGGAGAAGGCACCGGAAGAAATAAAAAAAGCTTAGCGCGGGGCGAACAACGTCGATTTGCGTATCGACTGGCGGCGCAACTCGGTTATGCAAACGTTGATCGAATGCTAGACGAACTGTCGCCAGACCAGCTTCTTGAATGGCGGGTATTCGATCAGCTCGAAATTCTATCCGAACGACGTATGGACTACCGATTTGCGTCGATCGTACTCGCGCTACGTGGTGGAGAATTAGAGGATTGCATTCTTAAGTTTGGGGATGAGATTACTCAAATGGCTAAGATCGAGACCTCGAAACAGAGTCTGCAATTTCAAGAAATGGTGATCGATGGGTGGTGTCATGTGAACAATTTAATGGTAGAGAAAGGCACTACGCGTGGCCGTTGAACTCGCACCCATTTCAGGAGTCATCGACCTCAAGGACGATTTTACGAAGACTCTTGACTTAGTCACCAAAGAACTACTCAATTTTGAGAGTGTTTCGTCGTTAGCTTTCACCAGCATTGCCGCTGCTGGAGCTCTCGTTGCAGCGACCTTTACCGGTATCGCTATCGCAGCGAAGGAACTTGGTGAACGAGGAGCGGATATTCTTGACGTTGAAGCCACACTTCAAGATTTCGCTGGTGGGGTCGGTGAAGCCGCAAAGGTAATGGAAGCGTTGCGTGCGGGAACGAAAGGCACGATTAACGATTTCGAACTTGCGCAGAAAGCAGCGCATCTCTTGTCAGCCCGTGTACGTCTTACCGCTGATGACTTCGGCATTCTGTCACAAGCGTCATTCGTACTTCAGAATCGTGGACTTGGTGGTACGAAGGAAATGCTCGAATTAGTTTCCAACGCAATGGTGACCGGACGGACAAAGTCGTTGGCCATGGCATTGGGTGTCATTGATGTTGGCGATGCCGAAGCCGCGTACGCGAAAAAGCTGGGAACAACCGTTGGTATGCTGTCCGATTCCGCTAAAGCGGAAGCGAAGCGTATTACGATTCTCGAAATGTTAGAGACTGCGGTTCAGAAAGCGGGTAATCAAGAACGAGATTTCGGTGAACAGATCGAGGCCGCACGTGTTTTTGTCGCGAATTGGGTGGATGAGATTGCGAAGGCGGTCGCTACGTCACCCGTTCTTTCGGCAGGAATGAAGGCGATTGGTGACGCGATCGGTAGTGCGTTCGGTGGAGACTCACAAACGTCGATTAAAGTTATCGTGGACCTCATTGAGAATACAGCCATCGTGGCGGCTGACTTTGCATTGGGATTGGTCGAGTCTGCGCGTGTCGTTCATGCTGTTTGGTCAGGCCTTGAAACAATCATCCTTGGAGTAATGACGGCAATCTCAGAGACCGTTTCCTTGATTCCTGGCATGGCTCATTCCATGAAGGAGTGGACCCGAAGCCTAGCAGAACAGACCGCAGAGGCCGCTAAGGGAGTCATGGGGACTTCCGAATTTGATAAAACCCTTGATGCGTTGGGTGGAACCATTTTTCGAGTTCGAGACGCAATGGTTGACGCCAAGAAAACAACCAGCGATCATAATAAGTCGCTTGACATTGCCGCAGAGAATACAAAGAAGTTGGCGAAACTTCAAAGCGATCTTGCGGAATCCACGGAGAGACGTGCTATCGATGCGGGCAAGCTTGCAGAGATGGAGAAGAAAAGTCTCGACACTATCAAGGGTTTGACGGCCGAGCATTTTGCGAATGTCATAAAGATGACAGGCACGTCATACGACGCCCAGAAAGCGGCGATTGAAGCGAATTTTCAAAAGCAGGTATCGGTATTGGATACACTCAATCCGAGATACCGCGAACACTACGCGGCACTTCGACAGGCAGCTGACGACGCCTTGACGGCGATCGGTATGGAATGGGATTCGGTACGTGATAAGTCGTTAGAAGCGCTTCGACAGAAAGCGGAAGCGGCTCGTGAAACGTATAACCAGATGGTCACTTCTGGTTTGACGTTTACCCGTGATGTGCTTGATGAACAATTGACCTTGGTACGTGAACTTGAGGATGCGGCTCGTGGTATGGGGGATACGTACGAAGACGCATTTGAAAAAGCCGCCGCTGCTGCTGCTCAGGTATCCGCGGAAGCCGAGAAGCAAAAGAAAGCCGCTGAAGAAATTCTTAAGGCGAATCGTGCGCAAGGCGGTTCAATGAATGTCACTCGAGCGAACATTGATGGTTTGGCGTACTACGATACCAATGGTCGCTTTGTTCGGATACCGAAAGATATCGCAGAAGAAATGGCTGAGCGTGGTTTTTCTGCAGAGGAAATCATCTTAGCATACCGTACTGGTACTACCAAGACGTGGGTGCCTCAGGGTCCGAGAATTCCAGGGTTTAAAGATGGAGGTACAGTTGATGTGATGGTGGGTGAATCCGGTCCAGAAGTTGCACGGATCCCACTCGGGACAACTATCTATCCCGGTGGTATGCGTCCTGGTTCTGGAGAGGTTCGTATTCATATTACACAACAGATTAACGGCAGCGTGTTAGGGGATCCAAGCAAAATTGCGAACGCGTCGATTAAGGCGTTTAGCGATTGGATGCGCGACCGTGGGTACCGGTTTGCAACGTAGAAGGGATTGATCAATGCCAGGTCCAGCAGGACTGACTCATAATCGAGTCTCAGGACTCTCGGATGATGTGACACAGCCGTCGCTCGTGCAACCCAGTAACTGGGACGACAAGCACTACTTCACTGGGGCGAATCTCGGAGCGTTGCTTTACCAGGGCACGAGTGGAGAAGTGCAGGCGGTCAATTCCGTCGCCCTGGGGCAAGTACTAGCTTCGGTCGCTGTGGGATCGGCTCCAGCGTGGACCACGTCTCCTCAACTCACCTTCGTGAAACTCGGAGGAACGACATCTTCATTTCCTGGGATTACGTTCAACGGCACGGAGTTTCAGATCGTGCTTGCGGACAACTCCGCCTTTACGGTGGCTCGAGCGCTTGGTTATATCGTTGGGTCGAATGCGGGGTCTGCCGGTGCTCTTCGCGTGTCGAACGCCGCGACCATCTGCACCGCACGTAATGCGGCGAACAGTGGTAATCTCCACCTGTTGGCCACGGATTCGTCCAACCGATTAATCATCGGTGACGACGGGGGTAGTGGAACAGCCATTGCGTCTCTACTCCTCAAGTCCACGTCGAGTGGCGGTGCTCTTGTGCTGTTCGGTGGCACGACGTCCAGTTTCCCTGCACTCAAGCGATCGAGCGCGGAGCTTCAGGTGCGTCTTGCAGACGACTCGGCTTTCGGCGTGCTCAACGCACTCTCCCTCGTCGTGAACACGGGCACCTTCCTCACGAGTGCCGTAGCGCTAACGAATGGCGCGGGAGCAGGGGCTGGGACGATTACGAATGCCCCTGCGGCGGGAGATCCGACAAAATGGATCCCCATCAACGACAATGGCACGACACGGTACATCCCCTGCTGGTGATTGATGATCACAACGACCCTTGGAAAATTGGCAGCGGCCGATATAGCACTCGCAGACCTGAACAAAATGGATCTTCCAGTGGCTGCTTCCATTCGTGTTGCGAGATTGATTCGGGTCGTAATCCCCGAGATGACGATCTTCTACGAGAAGCGAAATGCCTTGATCGTTAAGTTTGGGGTGGCCCGTTCGCTGACGCAGGAAGAAGTTGCCGCAGGTGTGACCGGTGAGGTGATTTCTGTGCGAGACCACCGAGGTTATCAGAGTGCTTTTGACGAACTCTGTTCGGTGGAGTCGTATTTACATGTCGATGCGGTAGCCTTGTCCGTACTCGGGGACGTACGTATCGCTCCGGTGAACCTCCTTCCACTGCTCGATGCCGGAGTTGTGATCGATGGGTAAATCTGCTTTTTGGCGTGGGGCATTTCTCCCTGCCGCGTTTCTTACGGACACGACGACTCAGAATCGTTACACCGCGTATGCCGCGCTTGTACGGAACAGTCATCCGTTGGTATTTTGGCGATTTGGAGATCCAGTCGGGACGACCGTCGTTGATTCTAGCGGTAATGCGCGAACGGGTACGGTTACAAGCACACCGATTTTTGACCAGGTATCAGCGTTCGAGGCAGACCCTAATAAAGCTATCGCGTTCGACGGGGTAGACGATTTCATCTCGAATTCGCACAGTTCCCTCAAACCCACAGCGGGTCCTTTATCGCTTGAGGTGTGGACACGTGTCCAGACCGCCACGACGGGGGCAGATATGGGGATGGCCGGGAACGGCCATCTCGGTATTCAGCTCGCGCTAGATCGACCGGACCCATCCACGAATAGGGTTAAGGTTTTCGTGGGACATTCAACGGCGGTCATCAGTTATGACTTTGCGAAGGATACGGTCACACATCATTTTCTTACTACGTGGGACGGAACGACGGGCACGGGTGGAGTAAAGCTCTATATCGATGGAGTCCTCGTAGCCACCGGAACTGCGAGTTCTGCCACACTGGCTCCCGTTGACGACTTCCGCGCAGCCCGCTACGGAAGTAATTACCTCAATGGTGTGCTGGATGAGGTGGCGCTGTATCCGGTTGAGATCACAGCCGTCGTGGCCGCTATCCACGCATCGTTTCGCTACTACACGTCAAGAGTCCACATGATCGTGGACGAACAACATAGAAGCAATGACTACCTCCATGACTCGCTTGATATTGCAGATCAGGTAGGTGAAACTCCCGGCACATGTTCCTTTCAGACCCCTCCAAACGGAAATGGATGGGTGCCTTTGGTTTTCAACCGTGTGCAGATCTTCCACCAAGGCGCTCCTCGTTTACTGTTTTCAGGGACGATCCTGACTACAGAAGATGGGTATGAAGAAAGTCCTACGAATCACTTCACCAGAGTCAATGCCGTCGACGACGTCTGGATCCTGAACCATAAGTTCCCCGTGGGGTTTTATGAGGGAGAGTCCGCTACGGACATTGTAGAAGATCTCGGCGCGCGTTACACTCCCGACACACCCCTAAACGTGGAGCAGGGACTCCCGGTTATAGATCGAATTGCCTTTTTCGGCGATGATACTCTTGGTGATTGTCTGTCACGCGTTGCAAAGCTTATCGGGGCTGTATGGCGCAGGGACTTTGAAGACGAGGGATTGTTTTTTGGCCTTGTCGACACGGAAGCATTACCAAGGATTTTGGATTCAGCGCATTTGTCTCTTGAGTCTTTTAAGATCACACGTACCGGTGGGGCGATAGTGACCCGAGTACGTGGAAGTGGAGGATCGGCTCAATTGATGTCGGACGTGGCTTCCGGTGAAACAATCATTCCGGTTGAGGATACGTTTTGGTATCTTGAGGCAGGTGGTTTACTTCGAATTACCGATCAGATTCTTTCACACACAGGACTTGACGTTGGTGGAGCGGGGTCGCTTATTGGCACTGGCGCTTCGCCGTCTGCACTTGAAGCGGTGGCTGCTGACGGAGCTGGTTGCACGTCTGGTGATCACGAAGTGTCGGTGGTATTCGTAACGGGAGCAGGACAAAGTCTTCCAGGACCACGTGTAACCGTTGCCGTTGGAGTTGTAGCTCCTCCGAGCGTTACTCCAGTGGCAAGTGCTCCAACCGTTGGCTCTGGCGCTACATCGGGACAACATCGTGTTGCTGTTTCTTTCGTTAATGCGGCGGGTGAGACGACACCCGGTCCACGTAGTAATATCGTAACACCCGGTCCGGCTACGACCGGGTTGATTGACCCATCACCGGTTGCTCCGGGACTGACGGCTTCTCCCTCTTCAGGAGGGAACAATCTCGTCACGGTTCGTTACGGGATTACCTTCATTAATGGGGTAGGAGAAACCCAGCTTGGTCCTACTGCGGATATTCAAGTAGTAGGAACAGAACCTCCGTCCCCGTCGTCGCCGTCGTATGAGGACCTCGGATCAGGTGCTCTCCTTGGAACGGGAACGTATAACTGGGCGATGACCGCGGTGAATGCGGATGGGACCGAGACACCCGTGGGTGGAGGCATTTCGGGTGGTTCGTCAGCTCCGTTCAACGTGCGATTTAACTTCATGTCCCCCAGCTCGTTTGGGTGCGCGGCTTATCGATTGTATCGCACGGAGAGTAATGGGGCTGTACTGAAGTTCTCGAAGCAGACGGCTTCGTCCTCCAGCACGTCTCTCCTGGATAACGTAGCGGACGGATCCCTGGGGAGCACGGCTCCTACGATCAACGCCACGTATCAGTCAGTGACTGTGGTTCTTCAGGGCGGCGGATTGGGCACTACGGGACGTCGAGTGTACGCGTGGGATCCGTATAACCTGTCGCAATTGAAGCTCGTGGCTACCATCTCGAATAACACGTTGGCTAGTTATGTCGATGCGAACCCGCGCGATGGGACGAGACTGGGTGCGGCAGCTCCGTCGACCAACACCACAGCGACGGTGACGAACTACAATGTGATCCCAGTCACGTTGGAAATCGGCCCCTCGAACGTCACCGCACGTAAGGTGTGGATGACTCACGCCGATGATCCCGAGGGTACGCTATACCTCGTCGCAACGGTAGCGAACAATAACGCGGTGTCTTATAACATCGCCACGGCCGACGGGTCACTCGTCACGGCCGCTCCGGGATCGAACACCGCGACCGCGAGTCAGATCGGTTTGACTGAAATTCCCATAGGTCCGGCGGCTGTGACGTCACGCGAGATCTACATGACTCCCGCGAACACCCCCGGTGGAACCATGCGATTGGCTCAGACCATCGCAGATAATACGACCCTAACGGGTACGATCACTATGAGTGACGCGACCCTTGCGGGACAAGCGGCGGCACCCAGCACCGACACGTCTGGACTTGCTCAGCCAGCGGGGGTGGTCGTCGCAGGATCTACGTCTATCCCTGTAGCCGGTACCGCGCCGTTTAGAACCTCCGGTGGATGGGCAATGGTTCAGTCTATCCCAATTCGCTACACGAGCTTTAGCGGAGGATCGCTCACAGGCGTTCCCTCGTCCAGTCCTGGAGCCCTTACCAGCAATGTGTCTTCGAATGCTTCGATTGTGGCTCTTCCAGTACTGATCGGTATTCCACCGTCAGGAGAGGGTTCGATATCTCATCTTATCCCGGCTGGGGAACAGGTTCGGATTTACGTAGTACTGGATAATGAAGCTGCACAGGCAGAGCTGGCCGACGCGCTTGGAACGGATGGAATTGTTGAAGTCCCATTCGACGACGACCGGTTAGCGTATGCCACACTTATTGAACGCTGTCAGTCGATACTGGATCTGCGCAGTACCGTTGAACCTTCGATTGATTATGAAGTACGTGACCCTGAAATTCGTACTGGAGCCACTCAAGAAGTTGACCTGGATGCACCGACAAATGCAGTCGGTGATTTCATTATTCAGTCAGTGAGTATTTCGTCGTTCGTCGGTAACACCAATCCCGATGTGTTTCCAAAGTACTCGGTGCGTGCATCCCATGCGGGAGTAAGTGGTCAGGTTCCAGCAATGGATGAAACGTTTATGGATTTGTTGAAACGGCGATGAATTTGAATAGTGAACACCAGGTGTGGTCGCGATGGACCTTTTCTGTTATCCCTGGTCGTCGCATTCACAGCTTTGCAGAGGTCAGGTTGAATTGCGCCCGTTTTGGACGGAAAGCCTTCGGCTCTGCTACACGTATGAGGATTCAGTACGATCCGAAAGCATGGATCATTGATATTCAAACCGAAGGACATCCGGTCCACGATCCTCATTATGTGTCGTATATGTTGAATAATTGGACGCGTTTTTTCGTGTCGGGGTTTGGGATGGGTACAGAAGTTTCATTGTTAACGAAATTAGAAGCCGGAAGTCGACAGGACGGAAAACCATCTGCTCAACTCATCCTGTTGCCTTCTATCTCAATTGGAGGATGCGATGGAAATTAAGGCATGTGTGGGATGCGGTATCTTGTCGGATACCCATCCGTTCGTGGCGGTGATGCAACCGCAGGATGTACCTGAAGGAGTTGACATCGTCGGTACGCCGGGACCGCAGGGGTTTGTTGCTTCCCCTTGCTGTCAGTTGTGCCACGTGAACCCAGAACATCGCGTTCGTCCTATCAAGGGTCACTTCTTCACCAGAGCGCAACACGCGACTGCTGTTCTTCAGGCGGGCAGCAACAACATCGGAGGACCTCGTGGCTAACGCATTGTACCCAAAGTTCAAACAGGCGCTCCTGAACAAGACGCACGACCTCGACACGGATTCGATTCGTGCGATCTTGGCGGATGCGGCCGATTACACGTATAGCTCCGCGCACGACTTTCTCGACGATGTTCCTGCTGGAGGGCGTGTCGCGGTATCGAGCGGGTTGACTTCTCCGACGATCGTCGACGGGGTGTTCGACACGGCGGACTTCACATGGTCTACCGTCTCGGGGGATCAGTCCGAACAGATCATCCTCTACAACCACGACGGCAATGGCGCGGGTGCGGACTCGGCGCGACAGCTGATCGCGTTCTACGATACGGGCATGACGGGCATGCCGGTCACCCCAAACGGTGGGAACATCAACGTCACCGTTGGCAGCAATTGGTTCGCACTGTAGAAGGAACGATAAAATGGATGCACAGCTTCACGGCCGACCGACCGGCTTGCCTCACAATCTGTTCTCGACTCTCGGTCCACAGTGCGCCCGTTGCTCGGGTCTTGGCCATGTTCTTGGTGCCAACCCCGGTTTCGTGGTGCGGTCCACGTCTCGCTGCACCTGTAAAGGCACGGGCGTCGATCAGGAGGCGGTCCGTGCCCGGGAGTTCGATGCCCTGACCCGGCGGCTCGCGGATCTGGAGGCGGCGTTTCTCCGCGAGCAGGCCAAGTATGCGGTCCGTGATCAGGCTCCGCCTGATGTCAAGAACAGCCGTCAGTTCTGGCAAGAGCTGATTGCATGGGCGACGGCGGACGGCACTGCGATTGCCAATACCACGACGGAAGCGATCATCTTTCCCAACGTGGTCATCCCGGCCAACTACATGCAGGATGGCCGTGCGCTCCGCATGCTGCTGCGTGGCCGCTGGTCCACGACGGCGACTCCGACTTTGACCTTCGCCCAACGCTGGGGCGGCGTCGGTGGCACGGTGATCGCGCAGTCCGGAGCCATCGTGACCTCGACGGTCACCAATGCCATCTGGGAGATGATACTGGAGATCCAGACTCGTCTCAACGGTGCGACCGGCACGTTGTTCTCGATGGGCTCGGTGACGCTCTACGAGGATGCGGTCCCGACGATGGGCACTGTGACCAACTACGGGTGCAAGAGTCCGATGGGATCGGCGGGTGTCACGGCCCCGGCGGCGGTGACCTGCGATCTCACAGCGGATACGTCGCTGTCGCACACAGCGGATTGGTCAGCGGCCTCGGCCTCGAACACGTTGACCGGCCATAACTTCATGTTGGAGTCGCTCAACTAGCCATGGCGACCCGGTTCTGGTTCCAATCGACGGGTTCACCGTCCATCTCCCCGAATTTTGATGCGGGGTGGGAGCAGACCGGGTCGGCCACGCGCCGTCCGATGACGGACAAGAAGCAGGCGTCAACAGTGTCGGCGTTGACGAACTCCTCGGCGATCACGATCCCGATCACGACGACGCAGCAGATCCTCGCGTATCAATTCATCAGCGATCAAATCTTCCTCCCCGTCCGACTCGATGCGTCGGTGCTGTTCTCGATGGTGGTCCGCTGCTCGGAGAATGCCACCACCAACAACGCCTTTCTCGCCTACGTCCTCCGGGCGCTGGGGGTCGATGGGTCCAACACCGTGCTCGCCACGCTCGCCTCCTCGATGACGAATGCGGGCACGGAGTTCGCGGTCACGGCCTCGGCGGCCACGAGGATCTTCGGCAACGGGACGACAACGGTTGCATTGACAGCGTCCTCGCTCCTCCAGCCGTGGCGGTTGTGTCTGGAGTTCGGCGCGCATGCTCAAGCGCCGACCGCCGCAGGGTCGTTCATCCAGCGGATCGGCTGTGACAATGCCAGTGACTTCGCCTTGACCTCCGCGCTGACCACGAATCTCAACCCGTGGATGGAGTTGTCGGTCAACCTCAAGGCCCTGACCTCGAACAATCACAAGTCGATCAAGGCGGCGTCGGGCATGTCAGTCGGAGATCGGATTCGATGATTCGCACCCATTACACGCTTGTCTGTGGGCGGTGTCGCAAGGTCATCATGAAAACGCGGAACCGCAACGTCCCACGACCGGTTCGATTGTCGGTCTGCTCCATCTGTAAGCCTGTAGTACGTTGGGATTCTCGCTCGGTGGGAGAAAGTAAATAATGGCGCTCCTCATAATCATGACGCGCAACACACGCACTCAGACCAAGGACGCGCGTGCCTGTTACGAGCGGAGATCGGATTCGATGATGGGAGAATCGTAATGGCACGCACCGTGATCCTTGCCCCGCAGACTGTGCCTGCGGAGAACTTCATCTCCCGGACCCGGAGCTATGGCACCACCGCATCCGGGAAGCTGGAGATCTCGATCCAGTCTCCCGACTGGACCTCCAAGCCAGAGTTGCTCATGGCCTGCTGGATCGAGCGATCTGTGGATGGCGGCACGACATGGGCACATGTCTGCTCCTTCACTGCTCGCGGAGGTGGCGGGCTTCCAACATTGAAATTCGCATGGAGCGGGACTCCCTGCGACGTGAAGATCACGGTAGCCGTCTCCGTTGCCTGCGACATCGGCCTGAGCTACGAGCTGTTCTAAATGGCCGTCACCAAGGTTGGCACAGCGGTCGGAGCGGAAGTCGTCGGTGGGACCTCTCTTACCCTGACCGTCGATAGCGCCGGAGCGGACTGCCTGCATACCATGGTCGGGTGGCGCAACAACGCCGATCAGGCGCTGTCCAGCGTCACGTGGAACGGCAGTGCCTCCGGGGTCGAGTTGCGCGGAGCCTCCGGGGCATCCGGCCAACGTGTCAACATCGAGGAATACTCCATCGTCGGACTCGATGGGGCCTCACACGATGTGGTCTGGTCGTTCTCTGCATCTGCTGATATTCGAGGAGAAGCACAGCCCTTATCCGGCGTCTCCAGCTTCGGCACGACGGGGATCGGCACGACGCTTGGCACCTCGGACGGAGCCGTCAGCGCCAATGCCGGATCGGCCACGATTGCTGACGATCTTGTCATGTGTTCCTTCGTCTTCGGCATCACCGACATCACAGGTTCGTTGACCCCAAATGGCGGCCAGACTCAGACCGCCGCGCCCAATCTTGTGAGTGCTGAATGCGTGACGGCGGCCTCCAGTGAGCCCGGCGGCGGCACGGTGAATTGCGGCTATACATGGACGACCTCAACGAATGACTGGGGTCGTGTGCTGGTAACACCGTATCAGGCTGCCCGAATCTATCCGGACTACAACATGAGGCCGAAGCCGATGCGTCCCGCAATCTTCTCACCGGGGCACGGGCGATGAGCTTCATTCAACGCCGGACGACTAAGGGGTCGATCAATCCGCTCCGGACGGAACCAGTTTTCGACGACAGCCAGTCGATCACGATGGCGTCCATCGCTAGTGGGGCCACGCTCACGGCCCCTACGGTTACACCAGGACCAGTTGACGTCATAGGGACGAACATCGCTTCGGGTGCAACCCTTACGGCACCGTCTCTCTCGTACGTTGTGAGTGTTCCGTCGATCGACAGTACGGTCACGTTGACCGCACCCAGTCTTGCGTATGAGGTAAATATCGCCCCGATTGCAAGTGGCGAGGTGTTGACACCTCCGACAGTTGCATCAGACAGTCTGTCAATCACGGCCACGGATATCGCTTCGACCGTGTCACTGACACCCCCCTCTTTGACTTACGTAATCGATGTCCCTTCGATTACGAGCACAACGATTCTGACGTCTCCAACTTTGGCGTATAGCGTCGTCATTACAGCGATTGGAAGTGAGGCGAGTCTTACTTCGCCTACCCTCTCTTACGTCGTCAGTGTTCCGTCCATTAGTTCCACAGTTGCTCTAACTTCTCCTTCTGTCGCGTTGGATGGCGTAATCAGTGTTACGACCATTGCAAGCGGTGCGACACTGACCGCACCCACCGTAACACCAGGTGCGGTGACAATTACTCTGGCATCCATCGCCAGTGGTGCGACACTCACAGCACCGTCTTTATCGTATGCTGTGAGTGTTCCTTCAATCGGGAGTACGGTCACCCTGACCGCACCTACGGTTGCGGTAACTGTCTTCCTAAACCCAATCAGTAGTGGTTCATCGTTAACCCCTCCTTTCATCACTCCAGGTGCAGTAGGGGTTACGATCGTAACGATCACCAGCACCGCGACCCTTACTCCTCCTTTGAGTATCGTTGTAGCGGGGGCATGGGTGTATGGTGACATTGTATCACTCACGGGTCTTTCTTTCACGGTGTCTTCTCTGAATGTAGAGGCCGCGAGATCCGATCTCTATAGTATGTCTGCCACGCTTGCAAAGATGGAAGACGTGCTCGCAGAAACTTCGGAAACGTTTGAATCTTAAGGACTGATCGTTTATGGCACTACGTGAACCCGATACCATTGTTGGACCCTACAGAGAACGTGATAGTGTTTTCTTGACCTGTACGATCCGCGATAATCTGGATGTTGCAATACCTGGTTCGTCATTGGTGAGTATCGTCTACACCCTCTATTCTGAGAGGACGTTACTTGTTATCAATTCCAGAGATCACGTGAGTTGTATCGGTAACGTCGATGGGAATGGTGTGTTAAGTTTGGAATTGACTCCAGCTGATATGGCCATTGTTGATAACAAACTTGCTGAAAATCATCGAATGCTTATCGAATGGATTTGGAATTCTACACGACGGGGGTCGCATGAAATCCAAATTCAAGTCAGCAACGTTGCCAAAGTACCCTAATCCTTGAAAGAGGAACAAATGGACGAACAACGGCATCACCAGACCGGATCAAGTATCAACGACGATAGGGACCGGATGTTGAATCAAAAACTTGACCGTCTGGAATACGAGAATCAAATTCTCCAGAAGCAGGTTACGGCTCTTGAGACAACGATCAACGTGGTGAAACTTGAACAGTCTCATCTGAAAGAGCTTTTCGACGCACGCTTTAAGATCATTGAAGCGGCGCACATGGCTCAGTTGAATAAGTTGGAGCAGATGTCGAAGGAGATTCAAACGATGGCGAGTGACGTGGATAATTCTCCTGCCACTCGAGCGTTACAAGTGCAGGTAAATGAGATTCGGGATCGTGTCGTGATGATTGAAGAAATCCTTAAAGAACTACGTGACTGGAAGAACCAAGTCGACGGTGCGTTGTTCTTTCTCAAATTCGCAACTGGTGGGAGTCTATTAGCTCTTGTATTGGCGGTAGTTAAGATTCTTACGGGGAGCTAATATGAACCTTCTTCAGATGATGAAACGACTCGCGAAATTACAGGTTCGTGAACGTGCGGCTGGTCGCAATCACCCTGCGATCCTCTGGGCGCACGAACTCTGCAAGATGCCCGAAGGTACACCCGACGAAGTCGCATGGTGTTCCTCGATTCTCAACCTCTGCGCCGCGCTCTTGAATATGTCGCGGTCGCAATCAGCGGCGGCTCGGTCGTGGATCGACGTGTCACTCGGAACGTTGATCACCGATCCGAATACTATCCACGCTATGCTTGACAACGGACAACTCAAACCCGGCAACGTCGTTCTCATTTTCAAACGAGGTGAAGGGGCCGGTCAGTTGGGTTGGGAAGTCAAGAAAGCTCCCGGTCACGTCGCGCTACTCGAGAACTTTGTCATGCCTGACCGTGTGATCGTCTGCGGTGGGAACCAGAGCAATATGATTACCAGCACAGGGTTCCCAATCGAAGACATTCTCGCGGCGCTGGTCGTTAAAGAAGTTCAATAGAAAGGACCACCATGTCAGACGGTAAGTTGCTCAGTGGACAAACGCTACTCCCAGAGCAGACGCTCGTGTCTGTTGGGGAACATGCGCGACTCCACTATCAGGGAGACGGCAACCTCGTTGTCTACCTTGATGGACCACCATTCTGGGCGTCGCACACCGACGGTTACAGCGCTCAGAAACTCGAGATGGATCGCAACGGCAACCTTGTCATCTACGACAAGGGTGGTCCGATCGCGTCGACTCGAACGCACGGCCATCCCG